GTCCGGCCGACACCTTAGTTAATGTATTCCGTTTGTCTTGTGTACTTGACAAACATTTTTGTGAGAGGAAATAGCGTAGGGAACATCCGCTATTATAATCCCAGAGACCCAGACCCCTGGATGGCTTCAGGTTGGAGCCAGACCCCTGGTGCATTATTGACACATGCATTAGGTATCGTCAGCCATGACATTTTTATCTGCGGAGGGAAACCGCTGTAAGGACTCTCTCATGGCACTGGTACTTGCCACGTACCGATTCCCATTTTTCTTGCTCGCTCTTTTGCTTGAGCTATTGAGAATTGGAAGAAGCTGTTGTATGATTTCCTATTATGCATTATACAGCTTAATTCACGCAGGTTTCAATTATTTGATGACCAGTTTTGTACCCCCAATCCTAGCGATGGGCCTACTGTACTGGTTTGATGATGGTTGGGATCCATTCAGAGCTTCAGTTTTTCGATACGAGTTTTTGATTATGATATCGTACTTGTGGATGCTATTTATTGGTTATCGCCACATGTATGTTGAAGATTCAACAGCTCTTATTCGAGAAGCACGTAAGCTTCGCCAACTTCGGAAGCGTGAAATGAAATCTCGTCGTAGATTAATTAAGAAACGAAGAAAGGCGAAGTATGACCGCTATAAACCGCAAGGTTTGACCAGAATGGCGGCAAATTACGTGAAGCGCGAAGTCACGAACGCTGTTATTGGAAATGAAGAGCGCATTAAGAAGGAGGTAGAATCCCTTCTTCTCTTGCTAGTTTCAGTCCAAGATAGTAAATCGTGGCGCGGCGTTCTAGCTGCTGTTTTATCCTATGTTGGTTCACATTTTGATTCATCATTAAGCTCGATTGTAGTGCAATGCATACAAGATATCTTTGCGATCGACAAAGTCGAATTGTATAAGATTCAAGCTGGTGAAAAGAAAGATGATGAACCCACAAAAGATCCTGATGTGTTAAGTGAAGAAGCCTCATGGCTGAAAACACTAAAACTCATCAACAGCAACTGGAAACTTGCCGTAAACAACGAAGGTTTTGAAAAGATTTCGAAGCTATTATCCTTGCTAATAGGAGCGGGGATGCTCAGTGCTACGTCCATTAACACTGATGTTGCTGGTCTAAAACTTTTCTCAGAACTCACAGTTCCAAAACATGTGAGTGCCTTTGATTTAGCCGATGCTTCTTTGTCCACCGTAACATATTTTGTTGAGGGAGGATATGAGAGCTT